GTCTTGAAATCTATTTTCAAATGTAACTCGGGGCGGTATATCTAAATTTGCAGCAACATCACTATTAGCTTCTAACCAATGAAATATCTTTTCACGAATTGTGCTATCCCACTTTAAAGCACCGGTCGCAATCTGGAATCCTCCTGAGTCTCCAAATACAAATGTACCGTCGTCTAATCCCAATTGATCCCGGAAGTCCATTTTCTTATAATGATGACCTGCAGTTACTAGAAAGTATGGGTGTCTCCATTTTTCTGGATACTCTTTTGAAAAAAACCTCATTGAAGTTCCATCTTCAAACTTAGTATTCTTTTTAAATGCAGAAACCATTGATCCTGCGGATAATGATGGTATATATAAAAACTCTTTCCTATCCATTTTGTTCCTGTTTTAATAAATGTTTACAATATTCTCTTTCATGCCAAACGCATATTTCTTTATCATAGTCATTTGCAATAATATATCCTTCCATTTGGCGTCCTAAGTCTGATGTGTCTACTATATCATAGTGAGTTTTAATATTTTCTAACACATCATGAATTGTATCGATTGCTGACTGTACATCAAATGCTTTATACATTCTATCACTATCTACAAATTCTGGAAATGATCTGAAATTTGGATATACAATATCTGCCCCAAATGCTGTTGCTTCGATTACCGTCCATGACACATAGTCTTGTAATGCTGAATTAAATTGTATTTTGCATGTAGCTAACTCCGTATAATATTCTTCCTTTGTCAGACCGTTCAATAATTTAAATCTAGGTTCTTCTTCTGCTAGTTTATTTAATGCATCAATTGCTCCCGGGAGCATGGATCTAAACTCTTTACCAGATGTGGTTACGTGCCATTCGAAGTCTGGTTTTTGTTTTAGAAACTCTTTTGCCACTTCCATCATAAAGAACGGATTCTTTTCTTTGTCGAGCCTAGATGAATACACAACAACGTCTTTTTTATCTAACGAATTATATTCTGGTAGTTTTGCTAATGTTGCTTGTTTATGAATTGGCAATGATACAACATGTATTGGTGCCGTAAATCCAGCTTCTCTCAATTGTTCTTTATGCACCGTAGACCCAATAAAGATTCCTGTCATTCGTTTATCTAAACCTAACTCAAAGCCACGCATCCAGTTTCTCATTGGATATGTAAAATCATATTCATCAACAGACTGAGCATGTAGCATAGAATAAATCTTAAGATCAATTCCATATAAATCAATTGCATATAATATAGACTCAATTCCTGGATGCCAATAGTCTTGCAGAAATATAATATCCCCATCTTTTACTTCATCACGATTCAACATATCTAAGAAATTAGCACATTGACTCATTGCAAATTTACCTCTACCGACTGCATCTAATACTGCTCCAATTTTAATTTGCTGATCAGGATCAAACTCTCCTTCTACATCAATAAACTCTAATTCATTAGCATACGGCTCAAATGTTGCCGGCATCCATTCTTTTGATAGCTGATACGTGTATCTAGCTTTTAGTGGCTCTAAGCCAAAATAAAATAATTTTCTCATCTTTCTACTATTGCTCCATTTTCCCAATCTTCCCATACTTCTACTTTGTATAGATTGGTATTATTATCTAAAATCCATTCTCCAATATCTTCGCAACTCATACGACCAAATTCTAATACATTACCTCCAAAATTAGTTCGTAATTGTTTTTTAATTCGACGTTGCATTAAAATAAATTCTTCATCTCTGTCTGTATGTGTTACTTTTGCATAACACTTAAATCCAAATTGATGCCGATGTCTGTCAGACAAAAACGATACTTCTGGAAATATTTCTTTAGCTTCGGGCCAATTATGAAATCCTTCAATGCTAAACGTTACTACTACTGAGTACTTCATTTGCTATTAACTTTTTAAATTTAGTTGTAGACCATCCATGATCTCTATTAATATAATGTATTGGAATATTTAGATCTTTACCTGTAAACTCTTTATCTTTATAATCGTCTCCTAAGAATCTCACTTTAATTTGAGCTTGTCGATCTGCAATTATATTGTATAATTCAGCTTCAGTGGTATATGTAAGTACATCATCAATCTGCTCAAAGCATTTTAACATTTCAACACGATCTTGTACATTTAGAATCGGCTTTAATTTATGAGGCCTTTCAATAGACGGATCAGTATGTAATAATACTATAAATTTATCACAATTAGATTTACATTCTTTAAACATTGCAATATACCCTGGGTGTATTACGTCAAAATTACCTGCAATTATACCAATATCCATCATAGCTCTTCGTCGAATTTATAGTTGCTAGGTTTAATTTCCATCATATTGCATTTAGTTACTTGATGAACTCGATACCAACCAGCATCTACACTAAATGTATCGGTGTCTTTAAGAACTTGTAATGCTTTATCTTGTATTCTATATATAATATGGCATCTATTAATTAGATCAGGCGGTATACGTGTTATAGTTTCTGTATTTGCTTCTATAGTAATAGCACAATTACTTGTGTCTAATATCCAACGAATTGTTTCCAATTGTTTAGTTCCTACAAAACATTCTAACATGTATTCTATGGTAAAATAATAATGAGGATATTCGTTAACATTAGATACGTTTAGTCCATATTTTTTATCGTCATCTAACTCTCTTACGAAGAATGTCATGATATCAGAATATCTACCTTCAACTTCTAAACCACGCCATTGTTTTTTGCCGTACATATATAACTTTTTTATTTATTATAGTAAAAATATTACTATTTTCCAAATGAAAAGAATTTATTTACCGTATTATTTTCTGGTAATTTACCCCAATTCATTGCTGCGTAAAAATCATCTATCTTTCCTTGCAAATCACGCTCAAACATTTTATCTCTATCAATATACATGTTAACAAAATCTACTAACTCTTTAGGATCTTCATATCCACGCAATGCCATGGTATCAAACCCATATGGATTATTTTTAAGATACCCCCACTTTACTTTTTCTCCATTTGTAATATCAGTTACATCTGTTTTTAATTGTGTTAACATATCGTTAAAATTAATTGCCGATTTAACGTGAGCCGGAGTACCTGACATATATCCTGTAAATGGTTTACGATTCTTAATGTATTTAGATACCTCCTTGACTCCAGAATTCTTCATTACATTGAGAACATCTGATTTTTGTATAGACGATTTAAATTCAAATATAACATCCGACGTTTCTGTTTTGCTTTTTTCTTTGAGTACACACCATAATGTTTCCTTCATGATCTTTTTGAAATCAGTCGGAAAACTAGATCGAACTACGTCTAATCCTTTGATATCCATTTTATTAGTTGGTTTACCCTCTTTAAATATTACCCATTGAGCATAACGCTTTTTAGCAATCCAAAGACCAGACTTTGCAACATATTCTTGTTTGATCTGAAATTGATGATCTTTTGTATTGTGAAAATGTACAGCATACTGATCATACATAGTATTAACATACTTTTGTATTTCAGACGCTACTTCATTTGTTTTTTCAATCATGAACTGTTCGTCAGTTTCATCATATCCAGGATACCGCTTTTCTATGAGTGGCAACGAACTAACAAATGTAGAATCTGTGTCTGTATAAAAACTAAATTCTGCTTTGTTACCATTTGCATTGATAAAATGATCTTTACCAGTTTCTTTAGTATAATATGCATTGATTGCTTTTGCAGAAAATTTAATTACACTTTGACCTGTTGCCGTAATAGCACCTGCATTGTCTAGGTCGTGGAATCGGAAAGTTTTAAGTCCTAACACCCCATAAAATGAATTCAACAACACTTTTTGTGTTAATTGCAATGCATCATAAAATTTATACTCTTCAGACCCAACCTCATATTCATCTCGCTTGTTTTTATATTCAACACGCTCAATAAACCATTTTTTAAGAATAGCCGGAAGAAACCCAACTCTTGATGTATCATATACTGTTCCATTACTAGCAACTGTATATTTATTGTCTTGCAACCATTGTTTAACGTCTGGTATAGTTTGATTGTTAATTGTAACAGTTTGTGCATTAGATTGTAATAAGTATTCCTGATTCCAATTTTGTATAACTCCAATTTTAGTTTCTGGAGATATATTCAAGCTCATAATGATACTAGGATATAGTGAAGTTAAATCTAAATCATATATCCATTTATATAATCCTGGAATAGGAGGCATTACATATGCTCCCGCAAGTGCATCTTGTCGTTCTTCTTCTATAAATCGAAATTGTTTATTTGGTGCTACAAATCCGTTTCTTTTTAGATCTACAATTGCAGCTCCATCTAAATATTTAGATGCATAATATACATCTTCATATGGAACGTGTCCTTTATGGCAAATAGTTCTAGCTAAATTAATAAGTTGTAATTTTTCATCTAATTCATATACCAAATCAACATCGGTCATATTATAATAAGCAAATTTATGGATATCTTGCTCGAATAAATCATCTAAATCACCATCATATTCAACTTTACCCTTACCGAGCTCAGTCTTACCAACTGTATCTAATCTATAATTGGGAAGTTCTGTATATGTAAAGTTTTTGTATAATTTAATATAATCTAAACTAGACACACCGAATATCTTCCACTTTTTACTTTTAGGATTTTGTGTAACTATTCCAGCTGGAGAAAATTTCTTTATAGACTGATTACCTAATACCTTTTTACATCTGCCTAATAGGTATGGAATATCATAGCCGTCGGTATTCCAACCAGTTATAACCGTTGGTTGAATCTCAGCAAATGCGTTAATGAATCTTGTAAGCAAATCACGTTCACTTCGGAATATTTCCAACACGTAGTTATCGCCTTCTATAACTGATTCTTTAATGCGATTACGTTCATCTAATATTAGAACTCTACGGTCATTACCAGCTTTGTCATAATATGCAATTGATGTTATAGAAGTTCGGACGTCGTCAATAGTACTATATCCATTTTCGTCTTTTGCTGTTTCTATATCAAAATAAAAATCTCTATGCCCTTTTGAAACATCATCATTTTCATAATATAGATCTATCAATGTACGAACTTCTTCGTTCAAGTCTGATTCATATGCTTTTGCATTATCACGATGATTACCAGGTACACGATCTAAACGAACACCATCTAATGTTTGATATTGTCCATTTTCATTTGGTAAGTA